GGATACAAAGCCTTCATTTTAGAAGTCAGTCCATAGGTAGTTAGATCACTCTCAAGTGTATTCAATGCACCTAAGATAGTAGTATCAGTTTCTCCCGTAGCAGCTATCCACGCAGTTGTTAGTGTGCCGTAGCCACCACCTGAAACTTTAGCAGCTAATCCTAATAGTCCGTAGTACATTACGCTTCAGTTAAAGATGCAATAACATCGAATTTATCGTCTGTAGAATTATAAATACATCCTACATATGTTGTTTTACTAATAGTTGTAGTCGTAGGTAGAGTAACTCCGATAGCCCTAAACTTAGCACCAAACCCAATAGAACGTGCAGTACCATTATCTTTGATTCTAAAAATCAATGCTTGACCTTCTACAAAAGTTCCCGTAGGATTAGCCAAAGTAAGTCCAGCAGCTTGTGCCGTAATCTTTACTAAATCATTTGCGGATGTAGCAGTTACTGTAGCTGAACTTGTCACAGATTGAACACGAGGGCTTAAAATGTTTGCTCCCGTTACACTTTTAGTTGTATATGAACCACCACCTGCATCTTCTGAAATTACAAGCAAATCCGTAGCTGCTATTGCTGCACCTTTCGCTGTTAACTGACTAATTTTTTTCTCTGCCATTTTTTATATTTTATCTTTCAGGAATTGTATCTCCCCAATATGAATAATCGTATGCTTCACCCCATCCATTGTCTGCACTTGTAAGTGCTTCGGTAACTAAGAAATCGTCTGCTTCAGTCTCTAATAGATTAAGCGCAATCTCATCTATAAAGTTGTCCCCTTCTTCAGAAGGTTTACCCCATCCAATTAAGTTACTTACTGCTGCTCCCCATCCTATGTCGTTCGCCATCTTTTTCCGCTTTCTGTAAGTATAACTTTAACTTCTTTATATTGTTGTCTTTCGGTTTGTATTTTTTCATAGCGTGTAAATTAGAGAACCCAGCCTAAAAAGTTATTATCCGTTCTTGGGTACATATCTCCATTTGAGTTAGAGTTGTACTCAGGAAAAGACGATTGATTAAATGCCATATAATCTACAAATCTTTGTGTATAGTGTTGAGCTATCTGACGTTCTTTTTCTACTAAGAAATCTACTTCGTTTTTATCTACCGTTACAGCGTTCTCTGATTCGTGTTTATACACCCCCTTATTTGCGATTGTATAAGCTGCAAAAGGTAAATACTCTACCATAGCCCAATGTATAAGCATAGGCTTAATATAAGACGTTAGAAGCGTTAAATATGGGTTAGCTAATGTACTTGCTACTATGTCGGCTTTAATCTTATTTAAAAGATCAGTTCCTAAGATAGATTGAATATGTACGTCTTGAGCAATTTTAATAAACTGAATGAATTTATCCGTGTCTACGTTGCCATTTACGGCAGTAAACTTAACTACATCTGCTCTCGTGATTAATAATGCTTCTGCCATTATTTATTTTCTTTTGGTAAAAATCCTTTGTTAGGCATATCAATAGGGCGAGTAGAAACTAAAGATGGATTCTTTACTACATAACCATACTGCTCCGCTTTCTTCCCAGCTATAATTTTAGCATTAGGGGAATTAACATCTATACCTACTCCTTCAAAACTTGCGTATACTCTTTTATTCCATCTGTGATGACAAGCACCACCACCTTTGTATAGCCAAATATCGTATGTATCAGCCCCTCTCGGGCCCCATCCTTCATTTACTACTTGCTTAGACATAAGTTGAATGTCTTCTTTACGATAAATCTTATTGGCAGCAGTCATATTCTTACAGAACTTTCTACTTTTCTCTGTAGTGTCGCCAGCATAAACGTAACGAGTAATAAACTTTACTCCGTCTATTTTTTCGTCTTGCTCTGATTTTGCGTTAGGTCTTGCCGTTCCTGTAGATACAAGGTTAACTATTTTGTCAAATAAAGATAATTTAAGCCCGTTAGAAAGTATTTCGTTCTCTTTATCGTCAGTATCATAGTCAACTTCAAATTCGTCTATTAGAAGCCAATTTTCATTAGGTTCTTCTCCTAAGTCTATAAGAGCATTAGAAATTAGGTCATCGTGTGAACTTAATTCTGTACCCGTCTGTTCGATTACTTGCTCTTGTGTCTGTGCGTTCTCAAGATCATTAAACTCAAGTGGTTTAAGAGTTCTAAAAAATAGATTAAGGCTAACTCCATTAAATGCTAATACTTTATCAATAGCGTCTAAAATTACTTCTTGCTTTGGTCTAACAACTAAGTTATCGAATAGGATAAAAGAGTTTTGTAATTCGTCAGCGTTAGAACTAAAACCATTTGCCGAAGCAATACCAAAAAGCAAAGGAGAAGTAACGTTATGCGATAGCATTATCTTACGCATACATTCTTCACTCAAAGTATTGTACAAGTCAGGTGCATCGTTAACGGGCATTGCATCTACCGTAGTTTTGCTCTCTGCGTTGTTATTGAATGCTACAATAACTTTGTGTCCATCTGTTCCTGAAAGTTGGCTAAGAACTTTAGATTTGATAATATCTTGTTCTTCGGGTGTCGGGACTCCGTTATTAAAGTTGCAAACAATTCGTCCCGAAAATCCTCTCTTGACCTCATTGATCAAATAGTTAGAAATCTCTTCCTCTAAGACTGCGTAAGGTATACCACCTTGATAGTCTACGTAACTAAAGTACTTCATCCCTACAGAATAAGGCTGTACGATTAGTATTTCTACCTTCTCGTTTCCGTATCCAAATGCTGGGATTCTTTCAGGTGCATAGTTGCGTGTATCTTCCCAATTATTCGAGTAGTAATACGCTTCTATTTCTCCGTCTTTATTACACTTCTCAGGTGCTAATAGATGAATGGGAATGTGATATAACTTCTGTATCTTTTTTCTATCAGCAGTATAATGTACTTGGAACGCTGCTTGTCCTAACATCTCAAAGTCTAACACCACCTTACGCAAGTCTTCAGCACTACACATAGCTTTCATCTGAGCGTACTCATTAGGCTTTTTGTTGGCATCCGTTGCACTAAGTCCTTTTCCGTAGATTAGACGAGAGATATTGTTTATTATAGCATTGTTTGTAGTAGAGTTTTTGTAACGATCCATAAGGAAAGTATAGTAAGAATTATTCTCACCATAAGTAACCCATTCATTACGCTTTGATTCTTCTACTACAGGCGGTTCGTATTGCGCCAGTTTAAGTACGTGTATATTACTCATAAAGTATAAAGTCGTTATTTGACGTATTCACTATGTATTGACCGTTGTTTACGCTAAAAGTCGGTATAGACTGATTAGTACAAAATACCTTGTCTTTGTAAACGATGTCCGTGTTTTGCTTAAGTGTTAGTGTGTAGTAATGATTCTGCTTTAAAGAAAATGTAGCTGTGATCGTGTGGTAATACTGACCTATAACAAAAGACGTGATAGTAACATTTGATGTTACACCCGTTTGCTCATCTGTAATCTGCAAAGTATTATAGCTATCCGAACGAGGGATAAATGAAAAACTTTGTGCCGTACCTACTTCCTGTAAGATAATCATACTATATTAACTACGGCAGTTCGATTTTGTTTTTAAAAAGAAAAGGGAGACCTAAGCCTCCCCAATCTAACACTATGAAAGAAACACTATGAAGTGACAATAGTAGCGGAAGACATAACTGTAACCAATCCCGCTTCAGTAGAGCAGTTCAAGAAGTTAGCAGGGATGTTCTCCATACCCGTAAAGGTAAGTGTGTATCCGTTCAAATCTCCCATTGCAGTACCATTAGAAATAACACCGCTTGTCAAATCCATTCCTCTTTCAAGACCAGCAAGGAAGTATTGACCAGTACGAGTTCTAACGATAACGTGAGGACGTCCGTAAGCCAACAATTTAACTAACTTGTGTTTAGCTGCGCTTTGTTGTTTAAGAGTAACAGTCAAAGTTTGCTCTACGTAAGTAGTTCCGTTGTCACGGCTTGAAGTAATAGTTTGTTCGAAAGAGTTTGCACCTTTCAATTCAAACTTGTAGATAGAAGAAACAGAATTGATATCGTCGATCTGATCTGTTGCTGTTGCGTTGTAGGTAATATCTGAAGCAGCATAATCTGCGTAGTTGATTAGATAGATTGCATCCAATCCACCAACTGCTGTTTTACACGGTTCTGCTACACCATTTGCTATATCACAAGCCATTTTATTTAGTATTTAAAGTTATTAAAAAAAGGGTGGCAGATATTCCACCACCCTCGTTAATTTAAGTCAGTAATATTAGTTAGCTGAGTTTGTAATTCCGTAAGTTACGATGTCTCCAGCGAAAGCATATTTAGCATCAGCCGTAAAACGCATAATTACTCGGCAATTCTCACTTCCGTCTAATTCACTCATATCCAAAACTTTAACTTGGTTTAGCTCACTCATCAAACCAGTCGCAAAGTGTAGGTTAGAAGTAGTAGTAGCCAAACCTTTGTTGTTATCCATACCGTTAGCAAGGAAGATTGGAATACCATCAAAACTCAAAGAACCATTAGTGTACCATTGTGTACCTTGGTTGTTAGTACCATTAGCACCAAGACCTGAAGCACCGAATCCACCCAAAGCACGGATATAAGCACGTACGATGTTAGAAGAAAGATACAATTTAAGATCAGGCGCACCATACAAACGTGTAGGGATAGCGTCAACGATAGAACCCAACTGAGCAATAACGTTACCAGCATTTACACCACCACCAACAGCAGCGATTTCTTGTGCAGATGGAAGTTCAGCATCTGTAGTCAACTGACGGTTAATTCCTGAGAACTCACCAGCAGAAGCGTTGTTACCTTCCCAAATAACACCTTCGATGTGAGAAGCTACTTTTTCTGCTACGTGTGCGATAAGGAAATCTGCGAAAGATTTAGGAAGAACATCAAATGCTCCGTACCCCATCTCAGCAGCCTGCCACGTAGAATGGAAAGATTTTTTACAAAGTTGTAGGTTTACTTGAAACTCTTCAGGTTGAAGAACTTTCTCAGTAAGTGTTACTGTAGAAGTAGCATCGAAATCACAAGTAGCGTCTTTAACGATTCCGTCTGTTGCTACCTTTTGGATAACTTGTTTGTACTTTACATTTGGGTGAATAGTAAGTCCACCTTGCTCTAAAGTTGGTGCAGACAAAAGTGCCGCAGCAATGTACTTACCTGCGAACTCTCCGCTGTAACTTGTAGTGATGCTAGTTGTAGTAGCCATAATTAATTGATTATTAGTTATTTAAAATTTATTTATTTAATTTTTCAAGGATAGAATCCATAGTAGTTCTTGGTTTCTTAGAAGCAAGTTTAAAGAACTCTGTAGGATTAGTTTTTTCAGGGTTGAAAGAAATAGGTTTTACTTCTTCGAGTTCAACTTTTTCAGTAGCTTCTTCAGTAGTAACTTCTGTAGTAGGCTCAACTTTAGAAAACGTTTCCAATTTAGCTTTCAATTCTTCGTTCTCAAGTTTCAATGCTTCCATCTCAGAGAAGAACGTTTCTTTAATGATAGACTCAACCGTCTTTTTAGGAGTAGAAACCTCTACTTCAGCTTCCGCTTCAACAGGCACTTCCGCTTCAGGTTGTTCCATTGGCGCTTCTTCTTCTTGTGCTGGTGCTTCTTTAACTTCAGCAATGATACCTTCTACTGCTACCACAAGAATACGACCATCTTCTAATTCATATTCACCTACAGGCAAAGGAATTTTTTGTTCGTCTTCTGTTACGATTACTACCGCCATCTCAGGATCAAAAGAATCCGCTTCGATTACAGTTACTCCATCAGCTAACATCATTTGCTCAAGTTTAACTTCCATTCCAAGAAGTTGTTTAATTTGGTTTATTACGTTTGTTTTCATATTAATCGTTTTGCCAAGAATAAGTTTTTAATGCTGTATTTGCGTTGTCAACTGCCATATAACCTTTATCGACATCTGAATAACCAGGTATAGATTTAGGATCAATTCCAAGGTCTTTAGCTTGTTTATCAATTTTGTCTAATGTTGTTCCAATTTTCGATAGCATTTTACTAACGTTATCCGAATATTTATTAGCCGCTGCCATTGCTTTATCCGCATTAGATTGTGAATCAGTAATCATTTTTGCCGCTGCTACTTTTGCTTTTGCTATATTATCATCCGCAGCTTTTAATTTTGCAGACTCTACTGGCAATGCTTTTAAAATTCCATCTAAATCAGCTTTTGCTTTTGCTATATCTTCAGCTGCTCCAAGATTCATTCTATGAGAAGCTAATTTAACATCGTTTAGTTTATCAGCTTTTTCAATTTTAGATAAAATGTTGTTTAATGTACTCATCGCTTTTTCTTTTATTAACTATTTATTATTTACTCTGTTGTATTTTTACCCGTGAGTAGTTACGATAGTTCGCTGTGAATTCGTGTTTACTACGGTAGATGTTTGCTGATTAACAATGCTTCCTACTCCTTGTGCTTGTAGTGTTCCGTCGCAGCATTCTGCCTTATACGTTCCGTCATCACATAGACATCCACGTCTACCACCTTTGGGAGATGTGTTACTTAGTGTTTTTTGTTTTTTTGCCATATCTATTATTTTGTATAATATATTAGTCATTATCCGTCTTTTTAATGCTTAATGATTAATATATGAGTCGTTATACTTCGTTTACTGTTAAAATTATACTCGGTGTTTCAGGATAAGGAACCGTTGTGTTAGCTGGATCGTATCTTAAATCTATTGCATCGTCTTGTGTCCACATCAATTCGCAATATTGACCAGCAGTTAACTTTATGAAAAAGTTCCACGCTGCTACCAAATAAATAGCATTCGCTTGTACTGCTAAGTGAGTTGCCGTATATGCTACATCAGTTCCGTTTTTTCGCATC